GGCACTTTGCAGGTCCCCGCCCTTTACTGTTAATTAGGGGTCGGCTCGTCATTGTCAAAAGCCTTGCGCGTTGGTTAGTGTACTACTAGCGCGAAGTAACTTTGTCTATGCCAGAACGAGATAGAGATGGTTCTGCTGGACTGGCCATCCAGCTGTTCGTATAGTGGATCTTTCTGATGGACTCTTGCCAATTGTCTAGGCGAGAGTGAGTCGGAGTTGATTCGCTTGGTTGTTCCTCCGAGCCATGTGAGCTCCGCCCAATGCCCCAAGGAAGGGCAGGAAGAGCTCCTGGAAGCCATTAGAGACAGCGTTCCGTTCCGGGATAATACCCGGGCCCATCGACCCGATCATCGAGTCGTACAGGACGGACAGCATGTTCATGGTGGCGTCATGGAAGGAGGGAGTGGGTGTGGACGAGTTGTACGCGACTTGACCGCAGTACTCAGTCACCTGCATGACTTCGACCTCAATGGTCGAAGTGCCGGACGTGTTAAGTCCGGTGAAGAGGACGCCGATGGGGGACGTGAAATCCGTCCCGCCGTAGCGGACCCATGACATGAAGGGAGTCTGAGCTGAGTTAGTCGTGAGACCACTCGCCATAGGGAGTGCGGGAAGTGTCACCCAATCAGACAACTGCTGAAGAGGCTGGCTCCGGAAGTTCCGGAAGCCAGACTGGCTGATGATCGCCGTGTTGGCGACGTCAACGTCAGTAGTGTTGATAGTGGTGAGCGCACGACCCGTTGCGTTCAGGGGTGACCCAAGGTAGCGGTACCGGGCGGCGAAGGCAGTATGTCGAAAGTCGATTTTCTGCCCGTCCAGGAGGTCGGTTGTGGAATACGGGAGGCCAGTCTGATTGGGCTCTGTCACGTTGGCATCTCCCCAGTTGGGGAGGGTGCCAGCGTTGACGGCGACATTAGTACTGGTGCTGTAGACCACACCGCTCTGGTTGGAACCAGGGACCGCGCGAGCGGAGAACCCGGCATAGCCGCCAGCAGTAGGTTGAAGGATGAACGACGTCTTCGCCGATACGAGTTGGGAAGGTTTTCCGCCATAGGCGGGGCACTTCACAATCGGGTTGGAGAAGGGGTCAAGAATCATCTTCTTGTACGCAAGGACGGCCGCCGGAATGGGGCTCGGTTGGGCACGCAGACGGGGCGCGCGAGGTTGGGTGGTACCACCTCGCTGTCGGCCTGTGGAGGAGACATGTTGACGCCAGCGGCGTTCACGCTCTGCCGGTGGCAGACGGGCGATGGAGGGACGGGAAAGGAAATCCTTTCTTGTACTCATAGTGTCGGATAATGTTCCGAATACGACCTCGCCGAATCGAGGGACTATTCATCCTGGGTCCCCCAGATCACTCTGGGGTTGTTCCGTGTAGTCTCTTGGCATTCTGTTTAGCACGCTTGGCGTTTTGGACAGTTTGAGACCCAGGACCGGGGGGCTTGCCCCCCTCCCGGCTGAGCCGGGCGCGGCCTCGAAGGGCCGCTACTCGTTGAGCGGATCCTCCAGACCGGAGCAGCAGTTCGCTGCCTCGACCAGGAGGGCCTCCGGGTTGGCTTGATCGCCCATTTCCCGGAGGATGTAGTCAGCAAATTCATTAATTTGCTGTCTCGCGTCCTCGCTCGGCCAGACCCTCGGTAGGAAGCTCTCATGGAGAGCCCCGACGAGCTCCTCACGATTCAGTTGACTGAGCGTGGGGGCTCTTCCGAGGTGAGCATTCAAGGAGAACTTTTGGGTTCCCTTAAGTGGCTCTACAGGCTCGATCAGAGGGTCGTTCGTGTTGAAACACGACGGCCTCTGGGGTGATGGTTCCTTCAGCGTCACCCCGGGACTCGGATACTCTTCCGTCCGGGCGTAATCGCCCATCTCGACCCAGAGTCGGCCAGCGATTTCGCGCTGGTACTTGGTGACATGGTATTCCCACCCGGGAGGGGGGGTAACACCTAGACCACCAGACGATCTGGGAAGGAAGAGATTCCGGCCCCGGCATTCCGCAGCTATCTCATGTGAGTACCGAGCCAGGTAGCGCTTAAGCATCTCTGCAGAGCGCGCCTGACCGGTCTCATCAAGGCCCTTGAGGGACCCATCGATGATCAGCTGCATTACGGTGGAAAAGGGCTCTAGGCAGACAGTGTCTGTCGCCTCAGCCTTTGCGAGCACCTTATGCTTTCCCATAAAGAGTCCCACTGGGAGATATGGTATAGCACGGGGGATCGCGCACCGTTGGAAGACCGGACGCACACCGGCCAGTTGGTAGTGCAGGCAGGTGGAGTTGACATTCGCGTACACCGGGTGGATATACGCCTTACCAGGCGACATCTCAAGCCCGACGCGACGGCCGATGTGACTATGATTCTCAAAGTCCAGATCGGTACCGGCATAAAGCATGTCATCCCCATTTGCAAGGACCGAGTAGTCCATAACTGGCGGGGTAAGGACCCCATCGACCCGGCGGAATCCTTCCGGCCAGTCTTCCTCGGGACGGCAATCGACTGTCAAACAGTAGAGTGCGTAGTTAGCGAGGCAGAGCATGGGGAAGGACACAATGGATCCCATGAGCTGGCCATTCGTCTGAGTAACTGAGTCGACCTTGTACGTGAGGCGGAACTTTTGAAGGTTCTTCTCCGCAAGGTAGGCTGATCGCTCAGCGAGAGATGGCAGGGAATCCAGGTGAGCCTGGTGGGTCGAGAGTGGGGCGAGACACGTGCTGTCTGGCCAACCCTCACGGGGGACGGGGTCAGGCTTCGCATTACGGCCAAGTTGGGCCTTGGTATATTCATAGGTGACATTTTCATGTCTCTTTAGAATACCCTTGGTCTCGAGGTTGTATGCGACAGTCTGTCCGTCGGAATCCCGGAGGAAGGCCACGTGGCAGTTAGCACGTGGGTAGTGCACTTCATGTGGGGCGAGAGCAATGATAGCTCGCTCGAGAGCAGCGACACCAGACTTATTACCCGTAAGGGAAAAGTAGGTCTTCGCTCGATCGAAAATCGCGGTCATGAGTGCACGGGAGAGGGACGCCGAGAGGTTGTCCGTGGCTGACGAATAGTCCACCGAGACCCACTTCTTAGAGGGCACGTTCTTTGTAGAAAGAGCGATGTCAACTAGATGTGTGGGGCAAAGCGGGGTTCCAATCAGCCGGAACTGAGGCATGTCTCTGAGCATGCCATGGAGTGCCTTCTGGATTGGCTTGATGAGAAAGTAGTCTTCCGGGCCCGCGGATACAGTCCGAACCTTTAGGGGTTCGAGGACGGTTCCAATACGGGCGTGGTAGCGTATCTCTTCATTCTGAGCCAGTTTGTCGAAGAGGATGGCGTCACGGTTACGGAGTTCATTATCAAACAGATCTTTTTCTGTATGGTACTCACGTTCTTCAACCAGGCAGTTTTGATACCTTCCCTTGTGGTAGACCCTTTGATAGCTCATACGAGCGAGGTCCCCACCACCAAGGATGAGATCAACGTAGAACTTTCCGTCCACAGAAGTTTCGAGTTCGCCGAGTTCGGCGTTGTCGGTATTCTTGTAGATGATACGGTTCCACATCCCTGCCTGGCCACCACGTTTACGGGTGGATTCCAGTGACGCCCCTCGAGAGGCGTTATACTCCAGGATGTCGGAGGAGGAAAAGCCTTCCTCAAAGTGTTTCGCGAGTTGGCCCCCAAGGTAATTGAGGGTAAAGTGAAGCATGTCGAGCACATGGTCGATGAGAACGGAGGACCCCGCAAGGGGATCCACGGTCTGCATCTGCCGTCGATGCTTGAGAAGGCACTGAAGAATGTAATCCGACGAAACGGGATTCGCGGCACGCTTGGCTTGTAGCCAAGAGTACCACAGATGAGTGTTCGTCGGAGAGAAGTTCCGAAGCCTCTGACGGGCCCACCGGCCGAATTTCCCTGTAAACTCAAATATGAGATCTGGGGGTTCGGGAAGTGGGTTCCGAAGATAACGCGACATCGGGAACAAAAGGAGATACTTGGCTCTCCTAATGAAGGTGTCTTCAGTCCTTGTTGTAAGGTACTCGCGAATGTCCTTCTCCAAAAGGTCAATAAGTGCAGGATCGCACTTGTGATGCTCAAGGAGTAGACGCAGAGAACTTATGATCGGGGCTGGATCCCAGCCTAGTTCACATACGTCAGTAGGGCAGAAAGATTGCTCGGTACCTTCCGAGCGGTTTGGCTGCAATCTCTGACAGGGTGCATTCTTCTCTTTCGAGCTTGACTTGCTACCCATCATCTTTTATGGCAGTTGGATGTTAACCAGTTGTCTCTGGGGCCTAGTGTGGTATAATACTTCAC